GTAATAAGCATGTAATTTATTTCTGTACAAATAAGTGTTTTTCAATACAAATCCTATTTAATAAAATCAATAACTTATAAAATATTACTCAACTTATTACAAGAAATTACACTTTTATGTAATCTAATTTTACCTTAATTATTAATAGCTTATGATGTGTTATTACATTATTACTTCAAATCAATTCCACTTCTTATATAAAGCTATATTTATGTGCTTTTTACATATCAAAGAATTGTCTAATGTGCTGACAGATTAGAAAATGACTAGAACCTATTAAACTGTTTCTATGTAGTAATATGCAGTATGGTATTTTTCGTTTTTTTACCTGAATAGCCTAAGGTTTATAGGCTTCGCTGTTTTATTCAATAGTGTGTCAGGCTGCAGTGAAATTGCCTCCTTTAGATGAACCGCAGGCGCGCGGGTGACTGCGCTGGAGCCAGTGGTCTGCTATATAGATGATAATTATTCTCATTTAAGCAATTATTGCCAAAATCCCATAAAAAAAGCCAGCTATTGCTGGCTTTGTTGTTTCTAAATGATTAGGTAACGCTTTTTAAATCATATTCCTTAAATCTAATGATCTCATCACTAGCCCACTCATTGAGCTGCTGAATACGTGACTGGAGTGGAGCAATTTCATTTTGATAAAACACGTCTGATGCATCTTTAATTGATCCAAAACCGCCAGTATTATTTGGAACAATACCCATGAGTTGTGGAGGTATGCGGAGTGCCGCTAAGGTATCGTCACGCGTGATTGATTTAATATTTGTGAAGTCATCCTTTGCTGCAATTTCAGAAACAGGCAGGATCTGGATACCATCTTTTTTCCCACCAGGTGCGTAATAAAATAAATTACGGAAGTTCCCTGGTCCTTTACTATCCTTTAGAGCCTGACGCAAAGCTGTAATATCATTAGGATCCTGTGCTGCATCATTCACATATAAGATGAAGCCAGCATGAGATCCATTGTTGTAGTACTTACGACGGAATAATGTCGCCGATTCGTTGAGCCATGCGCTTTGTAAAGCAGATATGTATTCAGGTGCTCCATAAATTTCCTGATCAATGTCTGTTTCTCGAATGTGACAAACCCGATTATAAAACTCAAATTCTTGATAGCCTTTATGGTCATCACAAAGTAAAAAGAACTGATCAGAATATTCACCACGACGCATATATTTTGCTAAAGCTGGTTTATATTGAATGACACTTCCGAGTCGTGATTTGATTTCTTCTAAGTAGGTATTTCCACACCAAACATAATCCAATGCGACTTGTTCAAATGCTTTTCGATTCAACTTTGCATGTGGAATAAAAAGGTTTGCCAGAAAATTACGTTTAAAAATAATTCCACTATTTAAATATGGTGTCGATTTATATGATTTGGCTAAGCCATTCATACTAACCTGTGGTTCATACCATCGGCCATTGAACCAAGATTCCATGTAATCTGATAATTCATTTCCATTAAGTACTGGAACTGCATCACCAAAAGTAAAGGCCATAGATTCTTGTTTATTAGTTGATTTGCTCTGAAAAACTGGTAGTTGGCTTTTGGCAAAACTGACTAAATTTTTTGCTGTCGATAGGGGATTCATTAATAGATCTCCATGAAAGATTGATTCATTTGTGTCTGGCCTTCAAGTGGTTCGTTATAAAGTGCATGCATGAGAGACCAAGCTAGATCCGCATGACCGATTTCTTCAGAGCGTCCAGCTGTAAATGTCATTTGGCGCTGGCTTGCTGTAAGGGTTTTTTTAATACTCATTAAGGATTGAGAAAGATCAGTCCAGCCTGCGTCATACTCCAAACGCCCATTTCTGATTACATCCATTGTTTTAAGTACAAGCTTTGTTTTGACTTCTGGTGAATAGCTGAACTCGGTGACATTGGGGAAAAATTGCTTAACTAATTGAGATACACCAGTCCCCATACCAGTTATATCGATGCCGATATAAGTCACGTAATAACGTAGAGTTGTTTGGCGAATCATCTCAGCCTGATTTTTAAAATCCATTCCTCGGAATTGGATTCTTTCAAGTACTCGGAACTTTCCACCAGGAACAGGGGAGGGAGCAACAACTACCAAGCCAGCACTATCACCGCTTTCGGCTGGGTCATACCCAATCCATACTGGATTATTTCCATACGGTCGACTATGAAATGGTTTGTAGTCATCAGCCCAAACTTCCCAACTGTCCACCATGCATGGTTGAAGCATTGCTAATGGGAAAATAGATGCACCATCGTCAATAAATTGGCACATCAAAAGGTTTGCAAATTCTTCAGGTGAATATTCGAATCGCAATTCTTCAATATCGAATAAATCACACCCGCCATTTTCAGCGTCTAATATCGTAACGATTTGACGCCACATCCGGTCTTCACATAAACGACCATTTTTCAGTGAATCATGAGATACATCGATATCCAGTCTTTGGTCTTTCGGTCGACCACGGTTATTACGTGTTCCAGTCCAGAATGTATATGCTTCATGTGCCATCGTTGAAGGCGTTGAAAAATAGGTTTTACGCCATTTTTTATGCAAAGCCATTGCTGATGCGACTTTGTTTAATTCATTGAAGCCAAACGTCCAAAAGAACTCATCAAAATAAAAGTTACCGTGGTGACCTTGGGCCGTTCTGTAGTTTGTACCTAAAAATGATAGTGAAGCCTGATTATTATCTGGGAGTACGATTGGAACTCCGACCAACTCAACTCCGCATGCCTCATAAGCAAAACCCTTGATATATTCTTTGAAAATATGAGCCTGAGCTTTTGAAGCAGATAAGAAAATTTGATTACGGCCAGTTTTGACTGCATCGACTAATGCTTCGCGGGCAAAGTACCATGTCGCACCGATCTGACGACTTTTTAAGATTACTCGAGTACGTTGATTGCCTGCTTTATACCAATCACGTTGATAGTCAAATAAGCTTTCTTCAAAAGCAGAAATAAGTTGTTCAACTTGTTCTTCAGTAAACTGATTATTTTCTTTTTTCTTCTTGGGTGCTGCATTACGCTTGGCAATATTGGGATTAAGATCCGCTTCATTACCACCTTCTTTATAGCGTTCAATTCGGGCAAATTCTTTATAGTTTTTAAATAATTCGCCTAATTCTTTATAGTCACCACTCGATTTTTTATTTTTTAAAGTGAGTGTCATTAAACGGACTGTTAAAGCCTCTTCGACACGACTTTCTGATCGTGTTTTATCCCACTCTTCTCTGGTCTTCCAAGCCTGTACTGTACGTTCATTTTCGTCTAGCGCTTCAGCTATATCGACAATTTTCCAGCCAAGCCAAAAAAGAAACTTGGCTTTTAATTTGTTGTCGAGTATGAGCTCAAGATTAGCTAATTGAGAGAGTTCATTCATATCTTGCGGATTGATTTGATTTCATCCGCAAACGATGGCAGGCAAGTTCGCTTTTATCAGTCATGGCAATTTGTATGTGAGTTATATACAAGCATGCTCAATTGCTACACATAACTAATATTGCCCATTCTGCACCTATTGAAATTGCCCGAAAAAACCTTGAAACAGGTACAGCAGAATGACTGATAAAACACAGCCGAAAAAATTTAAATCGAAATGGTTTCGAGTTGCCGTGGCTGGCGACACTACAGATGGTCGTGAAATTCAACCTGAATGGATCACCCAAATGGCCCAGACTTATAGTCTGGATACGTATGGTGCACGTATTAATTTAGAACATATTAAAGGTCTTTCACCTGATAGCATTTTTTGTGCTTATGGCGATGTACTCGCAGTAAAAACAGAGAAAGTCACAATTAATGGTGAACAAAAAGATGCTCTATATGTTCAGATCCAGCCAAATGAAAATTTGATTGCTTTAAATCAAAAAAATCAAAAAATTTATACGTCTATCGAAGTTGATGAGAATTTTGCGAAAACTGGCCAAGCCTATTTAGTTGGTCTTGCAGTTACGGATAGTCCTGCATCGCTTGGTACTGAAATGCTCTCATTTGCAGCTGGAGCAACTGAAAACCCACTCAAAGCGAAGAAATTACGTCCTGAAAATTTATTCACTGCAGCGAAAGAGACAAAACTCGAATTTGAAGAAGTTAAAGAGTCTTTTGCCAGTGACTTATACAACAGAGTTAAAAACTTATTTAAAACCCAAGAACAGCAACAACAGCAGACTCAAGAAAATTTCAGTCAAAACGAACAAGCCATTCTAGAAATTGCTCAGCAAACAGTTAATCAAGGTGCTGAATTTTCTGATTTAAAGAAAAAACATGAGCAGCTTGAGTCTGATTTTAACCAGCTAAAAAACAAGCTGGATCAAGAGCCTCAAGGGGAACAACGTCCTCCATCAAGTGGCAGCAAATTTTCTGAAGATATCGGCGAAGTTGACTGTTAATTCAGTCGGCTTTGGCAATCCATTAATTCATATTTAGAGTAAACACAATGCGTAATGAAACACGTACTAAATACAATAAAGTTCTGGTTGAGTTAGCCAAACTCAATGGCGTTGAAGACGTTTCAAAGAAATTTACTGTCACGCCTTCAGTTCAACAAAAGCTGGAAGATCGTATTCAACAATCTTCTGAATTCTTGAAAAAAATTAATATTCACGTAGTACTTGAACAATCAGCTGAGGCAATTGGACTTGGAATCAATCGTCCTATCGCTTCACGTACAAATACTAATACAAAAGATCGTCAGCCAGTTGATCCAACTAGTCTTGATAATCGTGTTTATTTCTGTCGTAAAACGGATTTTGATACAGCAATTAAATATCAAAAACTGGATCAATGGGCAAAATTCAAAGATTTTTATCCTCGTTTCCGTGGCGTGATCGTAAAACGTCAGGCTTTAGACCGCATCATGATTGGCTTTAATGGTACAAGCATTGCAGCTGATACAGACATTGTTGCTAATCCAAAACTTCAAGATGTCAATAAAGGCTGGCTGCAAAAAATGCGCGAAGAAAATGAATCGCGTGTGATGAAATCAGGTGCAGTACAAAACAAAATTACAATCGGAAAAACAGGTGATTACAAAAACCTAGATGCATTAGTTATGAATATCGTTGATGAAATGATCGACGAAGTTCATCAAGAGAATCCAGATTTGGTCGTATTGTGTAACCGAAAAACTGTTTCGGATAAGTACTTCCCGCTAGTAAACAAAGATCAGGAAAATACCGAAAAACTTGCTGCAGATATAATTATCTCTCAAAAGCGGATGGGTAACCTTCCAGTTTACTCGGTACCGTTTTTCCCTGAAGGCATTATTCTTGTAACGACCTTCGATAACTTATCGATTTATGTTCAAGAAGGTTCACGTCGTCGCACAGTCATTGATAATCCAAAACGTGATCAAATCGAAAACTTCGAATCATCGAATGAAGATTATTACATCGAAGATCTTGGTCTTGCTTGTATGGCTGAAAATATCGAAATTCTGCCGGAGTAATTCTTCATGAACTTGGCTCGAAAGCATTTCCAACAGCATCAGGCCATATCCGCAGCTGAAACAGCTGCGGAGTTCGGTACCATGCAAAATACAAACGCATATGAGCAGCAACTTTTGCAGCTCAACAGTGATAAAAATCGTCTCAAAAATATTCAGTCAAAACAAAATAAAATCGAACTAAAACGCCAGTTACTTCCAAATTATAAGCCTTATGTTGAAGGCATTTTAGAAGTGAAGCCTGGTGTTCAAGATGCAGTTATCACTGAGATTTTAGTTTGGGCAATCGATATCGGTGAATATGAATTTGCACTCAATATTGCTGAATATGTTCTTGAGTATGGCTTAAAACTACCAGACCGTTTTGAGCGTTCAGAAGCATGTTTTATTACTGAAGATATTGCTGATGAGTTTTTAAAAACTCTAAAAACGGATGTAGCCGTTGATATCACTGTGTTAGAGCGTCTAGAGCAATTAATTACAGATGAATCTTTGGTTCAGTCAAAGCGGGATATGCCTGATGAAGTAAAAGCAAAGCTTTACTTAGCATTAGGTAAAACTGAAATGCGTTTTGTCACTGGTGAAGAGTTAATTGATTTAGTACATGCCACCCGTGCTCGTGATTTCTTAGACCAGGCATGCAAGCTCGATGACAAATGTGGTGGTCGTACTGATCTAAACAAGATGACGAAGTTAGCCAGTAAATTGAATGCAATCTTTAATAAAGATGAACCTCAACCATCTGAACAAACTACACAGCCAGAAGCCACTAATTTTTTATTAAATGAAAATCCAGTGGTTAATGAAACAGAACAACCAGAAGTCACCAACGTTTTGTTAAATCAAAATGGAACGCCTGTGGTTGATAACCACGGCAGTTTGGTACCGACATCTGAATAAGTGCCCCGCACCGCACTGGAGTGCAATGGTCGTGATCTTCACATCACAGTAAATCTTCAACGAGCCATTGCCCCTCCCAGTGCACTATGAAGGAGATCTAAATGGGATTTGTCGCAAATGGTGCCGTTACACCAAGCAATATCATTATTTCCAGTGGCACATTCTTTCCTGATATTTCTCTTGATGAAATACGAAATGTTGTTCGTATCGATGGATCAGTCACCGATGTTCGTTTAAGACAAGTTATCCGCGAAGAAATCATTGATGTAAATCGACTGCTAGCAAGCCTTGTGATGAAAGCCGAAAAACTGGTGGATTTAGCTGTTAATCAGATTGACGGTAAACCAGATACTGAAGTTCTTTACCTGTCAGCGGTCTCTAATGGGGTGGCTGCAAAAGTCAATGAAAACTATCGAAATTATGACAGTACCAACTCAGGCGTAAAGAAATCTGAAGTAACTGAATGTTCAGTTGAAGATTATCGACGTAATAAGCAATGGGCAATTCAGCAGCTTAAAGGTGAAAACCACAGCATAGTTGAGTTGATATGAGCAAAACCATTACAGCAATTCAGAACGATACCGTCGATTCAATATGCTGGCGATATTACGGACGCAGTTCAGGCGTGGTTGAAAAAGTGCTTGAAGCAAATCCCAATCTAGCTGATATCGGTGTTTTCCTACCGATTGGCACTTCCGTGATTCTTCCTGATATCGATACACCACAACAAATTAAACAAACTGTCCAACTGTGGGATTAATAATGCCAGAACCAACTACAACAGCAGCTGTAACAGCAGTATCAATTAGCGCAGCTTCATTGCTCCCATTCGTAAATGGTAATGCATTACTTGGAGCAGTTTTCGGAGCAGCTCTTTTTGCTACAACTAAAAAAGATTTAAAACCATTACAACGACTCTCAACAATGATTATTGCTGTGGGTTTTGGATATTTGTTAGCACCGGAAGTGACTACCCGAACGTTCATTACTAATGATGCGACCGCAGGGATGATCGCTTCTATTTTTTCATTACCGATTATTTTAAAAATTATGGTTTGGGTGGATCAATCCAGCCTAACTGACATCTGGAATAAATTTCGTGGAGGAGGTAAGTCATGATCGAAATTATGTTTCAACTGATTGCACTTATTGCATACCTGATCTGTGGCCTACGAATCATTTGTTTTGATGCTGAAGGGCTTAATCATCGTCGTGGCTTTTCAATTTTAGCCACAATACTTATTGCAGCTTTTATTGGTCAGTCAATTCACATCCTGTTTTTTAAAGATCCAGTCACTTTATGGGATGCAATTTTTGCAGTACTTCTGGCCGTACTTATTTGCAGGGCAAAAGGTAATGTCGCAAAACTTATCTGGAGCACAACATGATTTTAAAGTTCGGATCAAAAGGCAATGATGTCATTACATTGCAGCAGCAGTTGAAGAAGCTTAGTCTTAAAGGCGTTAAAGGAAGAGAACTGTCCATTGATGGTGATTTTGGTGCATCAACTGAATTCGCTGTCATTACATTCCAAAAGCAAAAAAACTTAGTAGCTGATGGCAAAGTAGGGGACAAAACAAGAGCAGCTCTATTTGATCAAAATACATCTAAATTACTTAAAGATAGTGATTATAAAAAAGCAGCTGAACGTCTAAAAGTTTCAGAACTTACCATCCGTGTTTTTGGTGCAGTCGAAGGCAGGGGAGTCGGTTTTCTGAATAATGGCAAACCTAAAATTCTGTTTGAACGCCATCGTATGTATGCATATTTAAGGCTGAAAAAAGGAACTGCTTTCGCAGACAAAATGGCAGCTGAACGCCCCAATATTGTTAACCGAAAAACTGGTGGATATCAGGGTAATGAAGCTGAATATGTTCGTTTGGAACAGGCAAAACAAATCGATGTTGATAGTGCTTTGATGTCGACGAGTTGGGGACAATTTCAAGTTATGGGTGAAAACTGGAAACAGTTGGGTTATGCATCTGTACAAGAATTTGTTGAACAACAGTTTGCTAGTGAGTCTTATCAATTAGAAGCTTTTATCCGATTCATTGAATGGAAAACAGGTACTTTTGATAAGAAAAAAGTCACTTTGATTGATGCGCTGCGAGCAGAAAATTGGGATATCGTATTCACACTTTATAATGGTCCAAATTATAAAAAATTAGGGTATCAAGCCAAATTCCAAAAAGAATACGATCATTTGGAACCTATTTATGGTGGGATCAAAGCTGCATGAAAAAACCAGATAGTTTAAAAAAACATCTTCTTTCTGCTATTCCGGAACTTCGTCGTGATCCAGACCGCATTCTCATTTTTGTTGATGAGGGTGTGGTGCGGAGTACGATGGCAAATGGCTTATCTTTTGAATATGTCTATACGCTTACAATGATTTTGACTGACTATGCTGGCGATCTTGCTGCAGTCAGTATTCCAGTGTTGGACTGGGTTCGCATTAACCAATCTGAGCTAATGGCCAATCTAGATAAAGTCAAATCGGGTATTAAATTTGAAGCTGAAATTTTGGCTAATGATAAAGTTGATTTGGCAATTCAAATGCCATTAACAGAGCGTGTTATTGTTAAACAAACTAGTGAAGGTCTTAGTGTCGATTATCCTGAAGAGCCGCAATATCATAAAGCTGAAGAATCAAAACAAGTTACCTTGTTTGATAAAGATGGTAATCAGCTTGCATCTTGGGTATCAAGAGATCCACAGCAAGAGTATTTTTTATAAATGGCTGAGCTTGAATTTCTTTCCGAGCACCTTAATGCGTTATTAACAACATTAAGTGATGCTGAGCGTCGAAAATTTGCAATGATGATTGCTCGAAAAGTTCGTGCAAGCCAAAGCCAGAGAATTACACGCCAACAAAATCCTGATGGAAGTTCTTATATACCTAGAAAAAATTTAAGAAATAAAAAGGGCCAAATTAAAAGAAAGATGTTCATGAAATTAAAAACAGCAAAATTCATGAAAATAGAAAAAATCCCTGATGGTGTGACGATTGGTTTTGATCAACGAGTATCAAGGCTTGCACGAATTCACCAGGATGGCTTGGTCGATAATTTGAAATATAACGGTCGGACTTTTAAAGTCAAATATGCTCAACGGATCTTACTTGGATTTACGGATGCAGAAGTAGAAATTATAGAAAACGACGTCTTTAAGCTCTTCGATTCAAAATAAAACCACTTGTATATAACTGACATACAAACCAAACCAAATGCATTAAACCTTTAGCTGCATAACGATTGCAGCATGAATGCAGAAACCATCCGTCGTCTTGAAAATACGATCCGTTTAGGTCGTATCAAGACCGTAACCCCGTCTAGTCCTTTTCATACAGTTACAGTCAATTTAGGTGACATCGTAACTAAAGAACTACGTCTATTAAATTTGAGAGCTGGAACAGATTCCACTCATGATTTACCAACTAAGGGTGAGGAATGCATTGTACTTAGCCCGTGTGGAGTCATTGAGCTTGGCATAGTTGTTGTAGGTTTAAATAACGAAGACTTTCCTACGCCATCACAAGATCCAAATATTAAATTACGGGTTTTTGAGGATGGTGCTGTCATTAGTTACGACACTAAAAATCATTCTTTACAGGCAATCTTGCCAGCCAATGCAACTGCAATACTGACTGCATCTGGAGGCTTAACTATTAATGGAGATACCACCATTAATGGAAATCTCATCACTAATGGTGACTCAACCACAAACGGTAATGTGCAAACCAATGGCAGTACAGCCATGACTGGGAATAACACTGTTGGTGGGAGCCAGTTAGTACAAGGGTCAAGCCATTCAAGTGGAGACTTTAGTACTGAGGGTGATGTGAAAGCAGGCGAAATCAGTCTCAAACTTCATAAACATCCTGGTGATAGTGGTGGTACCACTGGAGGACCGATTCCATGATGTCGAGAAGATCAGGTTTATCAATCACAGAAATTGAAAGCATTAAGCAATCGATTGAAGACATTGTGACTACTCCGCTTGGGAGCAGAGTAATGCGACGGGAATATGGATCTATCGTTGCCGATTTAATTGATCAACCTATGAGTGATGTTCTTAAAGTGAAACTTTACAGCGCAATCTATACGCCAGTGTCGCGTTGGGAAGAGCGGATCAGTATTGAGAGCTTAAAAGTCAGTGATGTCTTTGCTGGTGCTATGCAACTGGATTTGGAAGCTGTTCATACCCTTACTGGTCAATCTCTTAACTTAAATATTCCACTGTTAATGGGATCATCTCTATGAGTGTCGATTTTAACTCTTTACCTAAACCCAACTTTGTTGATGTTATCGATTATGAGTCGATTTTAACAGAACGTAAGGAATACTTTATTTCGCTTCATGCAGATGATGAGCAAGATTCTATTCGTAAAACTTTGAATCGGGAAAGTGAGCCCGTCACCAAACTTTTACAAGAAAATGCTTATAGGGAAATGATTTTAAGAAATCAAATCAACGAAAAAGCTCTTGCCACTCAACTTGCATTTGCTAAAGGGAATGATCTAGATGTCTGGGGTGCAAATTTCGATGTAAAACGATTAGTTATTTCAGAAGCTGATGTTTCTATTACTCCACCAGCGCCTGCAGTTTATGAAGAAGATGAAGATTTTCGTTATCGTATTCAAAAGAAATTAGATGCCTTAAGTACTGCTGGTCCTGAATCATCTTATGAATATCATACTTTAAGTGCAGATGGGCGAGTTTCAGATGTGAAGTGTAGTTCACCAGCTCCAGCCCATGCACTTTTGACAATTCTTCAGCGTGACACAGCAAATAATGCTTCTACAGAAGAACTAAACACGATTGTTCTCAATTATGTATCTGGAGAGAAAAAACGTCCTACAGGTGACCGAGTTCAAGTCCAATCAGCCGAAATCATTAGCTATGAAATTCAAGCTGTATTAGTCACAAAGAATGTTCCAGAAACTGAACCTGTTTTATCTGCAGCTCAGGCAAACGCATTAGCTTATACAAAAGAGCCAAAGCGAATTGGTAAAGGTGTATTTTTTTCTGACCTCTACTCTACTTTGAAAGTCTCTGGTGTTGAACGTGTAGAGCTTATTAGTCCGGCAGCTGAGATCCATCTTAATAATTTCCAAGCGGCTTCTTGTACTGCTATTCGGCTAAGCGTGAGGAATGAATAATGAATTTACTTCCTCCAAATATCACAGCTTTTGAAAAGAAAATTGTTGAGACTACAGCCAAAACAACTGAGTTAAATACTAATTTATCAAGCTTAATTCGTGTTGATGAGGCTCCCGTAGATTTCCTATCTATTTTAGCTTGGCAGTTTTCAGTAGATCGTTGGCAAGATGACTGGTCAGATGAAGTTAAACGGGCACAAATAAAAAATTCAATTAAAGTCCACACTTATAAAGGAACAAACTTTGCTCTTCGGTCAATTGTAGAAAGTTTCGGCTATTCATTAACTGTTCATGAATGGTGGCAAGAAAGTCCTAAGAGTGAACCAGGTACTTTCCAAATTACTATCGATACGAATAGCAAACCATTAACTGAAAAAACTTATAAAACACTGGTTGAGCTATTACATGACGCAAAACCATTAACACGTGAACTCAAGTCTATTGAAATTAATGTTATTGCCGTTAATGGTGACACAAATGTCGCAGCAGCTATGTATGACGGTGAAGACATCACAATTTATCCCAAAGTTGATGATCCTAACTCCTTTCTCCACTCAGCATTTGGGTTTTATGAACATGAAATTACAGCAATTTACCCGAAATAGAGCTTAAAACTATGGCAGCACAATATCATTCTATCTTCACTGAGCAAGGTCTATCACTTCTACGTGAAGCAATCCAAAATGGTACCAAACTTGGTATTACACAAATGTCATTTGGTGACGGTAATGGATTCGTTCCCGAGCCAGATGCAACTTTTACGCATCTTGTAAATGAAATATATAGAACAGATCTGAACAGACTAGCTCCGTCAGAAAAAAATCCTAATTGGCTTGAAGCTGATGCTGTTATTCCAAGTGCAGTTGGTGGTTTCAATATTCGTGAAGTTGGATTATGGGCCGGAGAAATACTTGTTGCATATTCAAATTACCCCCCAACCTATAAACCTACTGCAGATCAAGGTACGGCTCAGATTAAGACTATCCGTATCGTTCTTCAAATTGATAACACAGCTAATTTTGAATTAAAGATTGATGCTTCAGTAGTTATGGCCACCATTCAAAGTGTACAAGACGCTAAACTGGATGTATTAAATTATGTTGATGAAACTAAGCTAAGCTCATTTACTGATATCAATAAACTAAAGGATACACTTACCGATAAAGAGTTTATTTTATATAAAAATAATATGTATCGTTGGAGCGTAGACTCTACTGATCTACCTGATGATTTATTTATTATTAAAAGTAACCTTCATGAAAATGGTCGCTGGATACTAGTCAATAAAAATAACTACAGATTAGAAATTGCTGAAAATAATTTACAGACGCTTTTAAGACAATCATCAAAAATTCATATTGATAAGGTTTATGAACTGACTAACACATTAGAATTAGCTACGCTGAACAATTCAATGCTTACAGGTATTGGATATGCTAGTGGATTCAAATGGATAGGTGAGAATGGAGTTGGATCGACTAAAAATACTTGGCTACCTATACTTAAAGCTTATGGACAATCATGGCAGACGAACTCTGCAATCTCGGGGGTAAAATTCAGAGATTTTAAGATTGATGTTGATAACAAATCGAATGTATGTGCGATTGATTGTCGTTATATAACAAATCAATCTAAGCTTGATTCAATTAAAGTGGCCTCACTAGGCGTAAATTCTGTTGGGTTCTATCTTTCAAAATCTTGGTATAACCGAACCTCTGACTGTTCTGTACGGGGAGTTTTAGCAAATGGTAAGAACGGTATCGGTGTTTTTGTTGATACTGTCTCAGATGCTTCTACAGGATCAGTAAATCAAGTCAACGCTGTACCTTTAGATATCTCAGTACACACGTGTGATATTGGATATTTAATTGATCAAAGTCGATATATTTATAGCCTGAATATTCCTGCTTCAGTCACTATTGAACACTGTAACGTTGGGATAAAAGTTCAAGGAAAAGATGCTGCATATATTGTAAGAAATGCGATTATTTCTGCTTACTTTGAATCTAATGGGTAAGCGTCCGCTGAACACACCTTATGAATTCATCCTATAAGCCTTAATTTAGTCCCCACTTAAAAACAAGTGGGGACTAAAATTCATGACTACAAATAACCAGACATCCATCGCATCTCTTGCGAAAAAACGAAGAACATACAGTGCTGAATTTAAACAGCAGATCGTTCAGGCTTGTAAAGCACCGGACGTTTCAATTGCTTCGGTCGCTTTGCAACATGGATTGAATACAAATCTTGTATCCAAATGGATTCGCTTAATTGATGGTAAGCCAGGGAATGATCGCTCACCACTACCGAATAAACCTGCATTTATTGCCTTATCTTGCTC